TGGTATTGGGAAATACGATGGCTTTGATGATAACAACCTATCGTACATTTTTCGGTATTCAAGTCCTGGTTTAACTTTTGGTGATCCATCAAAAATTAAAATATTAAAAAAGATACGGCCTACAATTATTGGTGGCAACAACACAGATATTGTTCTTAGTTGGACGTATGATTTTTCAGTTCAAGCCAATACATCACGGTTTAGAGTAGGTTCTACAAATCCAGCTTTTTTTGGGGTCTCAGAATATACTCAAGCCGAATTTAGTTTAGGCGACTTGATTAGTCGCAAGTCTTTAAATTGTACGGGTAATGGCACTGTGATTACGGTAGGTTTGCAAACAGAAGTAAACGGTACCTCTATATCTCTACAAGAAATGAATGTATTAGCGTTAATAGGTAAAACGCTGTAATAATTTTTAAAGTAAGAGGACGTAATAATGTCAGAAACACCAAAACCAGGCTCAGAGGATGAGGGTTTTCTTACTGGCCTTTTTAGAAGCGTCTTAGACAATCTTGGGCCTATAGCATCTACGGCTGGTGGCCTTACGGCGCTGACTGGAGCGTATGACAGACTTGGAGATATTGGTGAGCGAGCTTTAACTGGTGCAGGCCAGATCGCTGACGAAACATTTTCCCGCTCTCAATTTAAACCATTTACTGTAACGACAGGTGTAGGCTCTGGCATAGATGTCGGAGATGCTGGCAGTGTTTCAGTTAGGTTGTCACCTCAAGAACGGGCTATTCAACAAAATATGCTTTCTGGTGCACAACAGTTTACCCAACAAGCTATGCTTCCTACTGCGCAGCGCGAGCAGCAAATATTTGATCGAATCCGCGCAACTCAACTTGCCGAAGAAGAACGTCAGCGTCTGGCTCTTGAAGAAAGGTTGGCTAATCAAGGTCGATTAGGTGTTCAGACAGCTATGTTTGGTGGTACACCAGAGCAATTGGCATTGGCTAAAGCTCAAGAGGAATCTCAAGCTAGGGCTTCACTTGCAGCTATACAGCAGGCTCAAGCAGAGCAAATGCAACAAGCTCGAATAGGGACCTCAATGCTAGGCGGAGCATATTTGCCAGAAGCCCAGGCGCTAAATGCTTTACAACGTGGTTTATTGGGTTCTCAGCTAGCACAGCGCGGTCAGCTATACGGCACTGGTTTATTTGGCGAAGCCTCTATAGCAGGCCTAGATGCTCTTTTGGGATCAGGTATTGGCCAGGCAGAGCTGATGGGTAGGCTTGGAACTGGATTGCTTGGTGGGGCTATACAGGGCTCAGGTCAAGGTCAAGGCGGAATTACGGGTATTCTTAGCGATATTGGCAGTGAGTATTTAGCTCCAGCACTTGGTGGTTTTATTACTAAATTGTTTGAATGATAAATACTTTTAGGTAATTAATTATGACTCTTAGACTTACATCAGCACAACGTCTTAGCAATCCTAATTTTGGGGATATTCAAGGTCTTGGAATGCTTGTTGGTTCAGCTAAAGCAGTTGGCGAAAAAAAGCAACGGCGCCAAGGTTTATTTGAGCAATTGATGCAAGATGATCCTTTAAAACAGGCGCAAGCCATACAGGCGTTGGGGGTTGAAGATAAAAATCCAGGATTAATTTTGCAGGGAACTCAGTTATTGCAAGATGAAAGTTTAAGATCTGCATCTGCTGAGTTAAACAAGTATTTAGAGATTATAAGAAACCCAACATCTACTGCTGAGCAAGTAGAAAGTGCAGCAAACTCAGCGGCTAATTTAGCAACTACTAATAGATATTTAGATGTTAATACAGTTAGAGGCCAGTTAACTAGGGCTAGAGACTTTCAAGCCGATAGAATGAACAGGATTGCTACATCTTACATAAACAGTCCTTCTTATAACGAACAAAATGATGCCGCATTTATTGATAATTATGGGCCATTAGGCAAATCAGCATTAGCGTCAGCTAAAGTACAACAGGCTGCCAGTCGACAAGCTTTGCAAAATGACGCAGATGCTCGTGTTCTTCAACGAAATCAACCTTTAATTCTTGGACTTGAGCGTGACATGCAGCAATTAGCAATATCTGATTCTTATAGTCAACCAGAAATGGATCGCTTGCAGGCTCAATACAACGAGCTTATTTCTACAACGCCAGGTTATCGTGAGCGATTTTCTTCTTTGAGCTCAATAGGTAATGGATTTCGTGATGATGTATTAAGAAGGCGAGATGAAAATATTGAAAGAATAGCTGAGCGAGAAGCTGCTTTTGTCGCAACTCAAAGTGATAAATTGTTTTTGGCATTTAGAGACACAAAAGATCCGGCAAGACTTCTAGCAAATGAAAAAGAAAGACAGCTTGGCGCAGAAAATCTTTCTGATCGAGATAAGGTTTTAATTGGAAAGGCATTTGATGATGCCGAAACCCGAATTAATGAGCATGTAGAAACTGTACAAGCTAGACTTAAACAACCAAAAGACAGGCTTACTCCAGAGGAGTTAGAGTTTTTTAAAGAAAATCCTTCAGTATTTCCTAATTACAAAGCTATTGAATCTGGCTTAGGCAGTCCGAATGTGTATGTTAGGAATGCAGCTGTTAAAAGTTTTCGGCTTGTTTACGATCAAAGCCTAAAAGCATCTCAATCAGACCGAGCATTGGATCTTAAAGCAGAGCAACAAGCAGCCAGGGCAATTGAGTTATATCTTCTTGATGATGAGTCTCAAAAATTCGCTATTGGAGATGATATATATGATGTTATAGAAGATTTTAGAACAGGCTCAGACGCACAACAAAAAACTTTTACTAGATTTGAGAAAGTTCTTACTCAAAAGTTTAGAGAAAATCCTCAGGCTCCAATTAGACAAACAGTTGAGCAGGCTGTTTCAGAAATTCCTTCAATGGAGTCTGCTATTAATCGTGGCGCTCAAGTAGATACATCTAAGCGACAGCAACAAATACAAAAAGCAAGGGCGGAAGACGAACCTCTTATTAAAGAATTGATGGAAAGCATAGTATCTGAGCGTTATCCACGTGCAACCGATGAGCAACGACTTGAGTATTTGGCAGACCCTTCAATTAGATATGAAGCTGAAATAAATCTTGAGGCTTATTATCAAGACAAAAAACGACAAAAAAGACTTCAGGCCCTTGTTGAGGCTGGCCCTGCTCCGTCTATTTAATGTGGATTTGTTATGTCTGAACAGCTAAACAAATTACTCGACGAGTATTTTACAAGACGAGAACGCCGCGAGTCTGCGGTTGAAAAGGGCCGCGGAAGAGCAATTGCTCAAGGTTTAACTTTTGGATTTGCTGATGAAATAGAAGCTGCTTTTGATGCTATGACTAGCGACCAGCTTTATTCGGAGCGCATAAAAGAAATTAGGCAAGAGCAGGCTGATTATGCGTTTATGAATCCAGGTGAATCATTTTTGCTAGAAACTGCTGGTGCATTGCCTACTGGGCTTGGCCTTGCTGGCGGATTAGCTAAAGCAGGCGTTAAGTCTATAGCCAAGCAAGGTGGCATAGAAGGCGCTGTGTATGGTGCGGGTAGTGGCGAGTCATTTGAAGGCCGTGTATTGGGCGCTACTGCTGGTGGTTTTGCTGGTATGACTCTTGGCAAAGTTATTGATGCGGCAATAACGCCATCGTCCGCAGGCGGACTAAAAACCAAAGCTGACGAATTAGCTGATAAAGCTGAGGCTATTAACGATCAGGGCCAGCTAAGGGCTATAGAAGAGGCTGAAGACGCAGCTGTATATGCAGAGGTAGACAACCCTAGATATACCGTCAAGCCGCTTAGAGAAGCCCAGACAGCAGGCGAGTTATGGGATGGTCTTACCGGCGCACTCAAGAAGTTTTACGACGATAAACTTACTGGCGTATCAGATAGATTAATGCGCAACGTAAGCGCTGCTGTAGGTGGCAGATATCAGATAGCAGATGAGTCTGCATTGCGTGTTATCGACAAAGACCTTGGCAATCTTCAAGAGCGTTTAATTCCTGTTATCAAAGTTATCAATGAAGATGAAAGAGCCTTGGGCGTGTTACTTGATTTTGGCGCTGGCAAGTTAGGAAAAGGCTTTGCAGATTCTGTTCGTAGGTTAGAAAAAGAACTAGCTGATGATCTTAATGCCGAAAACATGGCGTCACTAAAACAATACTTGGCTTATAGCTATCGCAAAAACAGGCGATTAAACAAGAAAGTATTTGGCGCTGATTTTGGCGACATTACATATCTGCATACAAGAAACCGTGGCTTGCAAAAAAGACTCAAAGATGAAGGCAGAACGGATGATGAAATTGAAAGGTTGTTTGATGACCCCGGTTTTGAAAAAAGAACGCGGGGCTCATATCTTGATGAAGCTGATGGCACTACGCCTAATCCGTTAGATTATGAAAACCCCATTGTTTCTGATATGCGCCGCATCTTTAAGATGGAGCGACTTAATCAGATACAACGCAAGTTTGGCGTAAACATTAACGACTACAAAAAGGTTAAGCAGCGCCGTTTAGCAGAAGAAAGATCATTTGCTGTTACACCAACCGGCGAGCTTGCTGTAGACCCTATTGGCTTGCAGCGGGGCTTGTCTGAGCCAGTAGGCCCATTGACTCCAACTGAGTTTATGGAAGCGTTTGAGCAGACGCTTACCAAGAAAGGCATTAGCGCAGAAGGTGCAGCCTATGCTCGGCAGCAGATTAATGACGCGATAATGGGTCAGGGCAAAGCGCCGCATCCACTTATCCAAGCCGCAAACTCTTTAGCCTACGCGCTTACTCTTGCTGGCCCGTTGTCTGCCGTATTGAACTTAGCAGATATACCATTGGTTGGGGCCAAGTATGGCGGTGCTGCTGCGCGAGAGGGTATGAAAGCTATACCTAATCCATTTACAAAAATACCTAATGCTGACCTTAAAAAGATGGGGTTGAGTAACCAGACGTTTGGTGAATTTGTAAATATCTTGAATGACCAAGCATCTGACAGTGCTGGATGGATGACAAAAACAGCAGAAAAAATGCGTAACACTGCTAATTTTCTTATGAAAGGATCTGGTTTTGTCGCGCTAGACCAAGTTGGAAAGAAAGGTGTAATGCGTGGCGTTTTGAAAAGCGCAATGGATGACGCTAATGCAGGAAACCTAGCAGATAACTGGGGTTTTTACTTCAACAAGGCCGAGTTAGACATCCTATCTAACCAACTCCAGAAACATGGTATGGACTGGACAAAGTACACGGGCAAGGGTGCTGAGCTAGTTGAAGAGTTGATGTTTGCCGGGCTTGGTCAGCAGCAGTTGATTAGTGCAGCGGGTAGACCAGCGGCATGGGCTAGACATCCCAACCTCCGCCCCCTATGGGCATTGCGCGGCTTTGTGGTTAAGCAGCAGGCTCTTGCGCTCAGAGAGGTTATGGGGAACTTGAAGGCAGGCAGGCCAGAAAAAGCCGCAGAGTTTCTTGGCCGATATGCTGTATACGGAGCGGGTGGTTATGCTGCCATTAATGAGGGTCGGCAGTTTATTTTTGGCGATGGCGAGGCATCATTTAGCGGTGCAGCTAGAGGGTATGGTGACGCATGGGCATCACTATTAACTGCTAACACTCTTGGCCTAAATGACTATCAGTTTGGCAAGATTAAAGAGAATGGAATTATGCTGACATTTGCACAGGGCTTGCTACCGATTGCTGTTACTCGTCCATTTGATATTGCTGGTACTGCTATTGGCGTAGCAGACAGAGAATACCCAGTAGCAAGGCTGGCATCTGAACTGCCGATTGTTAGGGATGTTGGTCGTGTTTCACGTAATATTGGTGAGCGTGCCGGCATACAGCCGCTAGAAGACGTTGGTGGGATGCTTACACAAAAACGATTGGAAGAAAATTAATTCCAGCTTACAATTTCATATACAGGGTCAGCCTCAGCTTTTCTAAACTCTGCTCTGTAATGATCGCTTATTTCTTTCCGCAAGATCTTATTGGTTTTTAAGATAGCGTTGGCTTTTTCGCGCAGTATAGTCATGTGGCCTTCACCCCAGGTCTTGAGTAGAAAGTCATGGAACTCAATGGGGTTAGCCGTAAAGTATCTATGGTGATAGCGGCACAGGGTTATTGCGTTATCCATTGACCAGCGCACAGATTTCTTGGCTCTGCCATAAATATGCGCACAGTCAGTCCCTTCTCCGAAACAATAAACGCAGCGGTGTTGGTCGCGATGTCGAACACATTTGCTGAACCATGCGTCACAGGCCTCTCTTTTAACTGCCATTAATTTAACTCCCTTACGCTTTGAGGAAACGGTGCTAGTATTTCTTTATGCTCCACAAGCCACCTAACGAGCACCTCAGCAGCTTCGCTAAGCTCCCTGCCTGACAACCCTGTTGTAGATTTTTTGTCGTACATGGCTTTGATGATGGGCTTGTACAGCATTTCTTTTACAAGCACCTCAGTAAATGGCACTTCAACTTCGCTATTGAATGGGTGTGTAGCATGGTAGCCAGCATCATTTAGTTTTTCAGCAATCTGTCGGAACCACAGATGCATGGCGTTGTTTTGTTTTTCGGTTCTGCCAGCGGGTTTGATTGAGTACAGGTGATGCTCGCCGTTTTCTAGTGCAAGAGTGGCAAAGCTCACAAAAAATTCTAGTTTATCTTTGTGGTCAACTAACCACTGATGTCCTTCTGTCATAACTCCTCCTCGTTTAGTTTGCCCAGTTTGCCCAGCTAGCCCAACAAAAAGGGGGCGGCTTGGATTGACCCGCCCCCTAAACCATGGGCCAGCAGGGCCGTCTGGGCCATCTGGGCCAACTGAATTTTATGTAGTCCAGCGGTAAAACTTAGCGCCTCTTGCGCCTCTTCGTTCAAGTTCGAGATAGTTTCCACGCAATAACTCCATGCAGTTACGCAATGTTTTTTTTGTACACTCGTTTGGGTTTGTTTCTTCATCGCGCAGTAAGCTGTAAAGCTCGCTTTGAGAAAACGATTTTCCATCAGCCATAATTGACTTGAGAAAGTAATACTCATCCTCGTATTTAGACTTGGCTTTACCGATGTTGATCTGCGCCTTTTGTTTATCCTTTAGCTCAGCAATATCATCTGGGCTCATAAACTGCACAGAGTCAACGGAGTCTTCGTAGTTTACCAACTCTCCAGTCTGCTCATATTTAAAGCCACCCTCAAAGCTGACCTGACTACGATCTTTCTCATTAATTACTAATAGCTCTTGCCATGCAGCGAACTTGTCGTTGAGTGGATCAAGGCCAAACATATTGTCTACGTCAGACTTTAGATCGCCTACACCCTCATAGACCAAGCGACCTTCCATGTTTCTGTGCTTGTTGCAGTGGCCCAGCAAGATTACTGTGCCGCCCGCCGCAGCAAACTCACGGAAAACGTGAAGGGTATTTCTCATGTCGCCTTTATTTAAAACTGGCGCAAACTTTTTCAAAGTATCGCAAACTACAATCTTTCCGTTTGCCTCGCCTTCAGAGCGTATTGAATCCAACATGCGTAGTGCATCTTCCGTCCTACGGAGCGCGGGGTCAGGCGAGTTAGCTAGCGTTACCATGGTCATGCCATGTCGGTGTCCCAGCTTTGCTTTCTGCAGCACGCCTTTTGCGCCATCGTCCTCATTAAAATATATGACATCAGAGCCGCTTATTAGATTGTTGCGTATAGATTTAAACAGATTGCCCAGTATCCATACCGTCTTGCCCGCTCCGCTTGGAGCGTAAACAAGAGTGACCGTGCCGGTTGTTATCATTCCGGGGATTACTTCCCGCTCTTTAGCGAGCCGCATTTCAATTTCTGCAATCCTGTCATTGACTGCGGCATTCTTGAGCCGAGCCAACGAGGATTCTGCAGTAGCGCCGTCAGCGCCGTTTATCTTGATGGGGTGATCATGCTCGCCTGTTTGATTAAAGTTTGATGTAGCTCCATTGAGTGGCTGTGAGGGCATCTGTATTAGTTTGCTTTGTTCTTCGCA